GGCTTCGATGATGACGATGATCGCCGGGCCAGTGTGAACGCCACCGCTGTTGTTCTGGTGGAAAGTAAAGAAGGGCATAGTTACCTCGTTGGGTATGGGGTGGTGTGATGGTGTGATGGTGTGATGGTGTGATGGTGGGTAATCGTCAGGCTCAGACAGGGGTGATCGTCACGCCGGGCATGTGCTTCTGGAGCAGCTTGGCCAGCTTGGCCTTCTCCATGTCATCCTTGGTGATGGCGGGGAGTTCACCGCCAAGATCAAGTATGGTCGCCTTGAGGTTGTCGATGGTGATGGCCAGCACCGCGTTGTCGAGGCCAGCCTCGTCCTGCGACCCGGTCTGAATCTTGACCATCTGCTTATACATGGACTCCAGCTTCTGGACGGCGGTCTTGGGGTCGATCTGCTTGGAGATGAGCGCTTCGATCTCATCGTCCGTAAGCACATGATCCTCGTGCTTATTCTGCTCGCGTGCGATGTTGACGAGGTTATCATACGCGGACCCCTTCAGCGGGCTGGGGTCCATCTTGGAAAGCTGGTCGATGATGACCTCGGCACGGTTGAGCATCTCCACGCCATCGTCCTGCCACTTGGTGCCGACGATGAGGAACTGCTTGAGCTTGGACACCTGCACCTTGAAGCTGGCCTCGACAGAATACTCGATGCCCTTCTTGGACTTCGCGGCCTGCTGGAACTGGGTATAGATCTCAGTGGCCTGGTCCGGGCCGATGTCCGTCAGATAGGCCGCAGCCTCACATGCAGCCACCGCCATGCGGGGACGGGACGCCATGCCGTTGCCGAAGTCACGACCGAACTGGCGCACGGTGGCGAAGAACTTATCGGCGGTGAACTCGGTGTTGGCGATCGCGTTGGTGGTGGATTCGTCGCCAGCGTTGGTCAGGGTGAGAGCGTTCATTGGTGTTACCTTTCTAGGTAAGTTGGTGGTGTGGGTAGGGGTGGTGGGGGGTGGTTTGTGGGTAGGGGTTGGTAGTCCGCGACGCTGCAATCGCCATGAGAGAAAGGGGGCGACTCGCGTCATAGTTGCGTATTAGCCGTAACGACTAATCCGATTAAAGCCGATACAAACTTGAACGTGTCCGACGAAACTTTAGTCAAACCCGATTGAGTGTTGGTTTCGCGCGGCGGATTGGATGAGATGTTGTTATGGTGTAATAGTGTGTTATTTACATGTTATGTGTGCGCGCCTTACCTCAGCGGGTAAGTGAGACCCGCTTCGATACGATAACATCCTGACCGCACGAAGATTATAGAACATAAGAGGGTAAATTACTGGTCAGGAAAAATTACGCCCGGATAACCTGATAATAACATAGAACATTATGCAATCGAGAGTAGAAACTTTAGCGGAGCACAACCGTCTATAATTTTGGACGTTGAAACTAGAACTTTGAAAATCCGTAAGTCATTGATTTACAAGGCCCTTTTGTAATGTTCTATGTTCTAGTTTGAAAAACGACCCACGCCCAGACAGACAGACAGACGCCAGCCCGAGGCCCGGCCCGGGGAATTGAATTTCCCCGAGGTACTTAAATTAGAACATAGAACATAGAACATTAATAATAGAGAGAAAGAAAACGAGTAGGGTTGCTCTCGCGGCTGGCGATGGCTGTGCTCAACCGACGGTTGCAACATCACCATGCAATCATCGCACCGTCTGAGCACGCAGCCCGCGCGCCTTGCCAGCGGGGAGAACCTTCACCTTGAACCCCTCGGGAACTATTACCTCTTGGGTAATACGCGCGGGACGGTTCAGCCATGTCGGGCGGTTGTTCGCGTTGGTGAATTGGATCTTGATGACCTCGCCCATCTTATCCGTGACCTTGGCGTTGGCGGGCTCGTCTTTCTTGTAGACGTGAGGCACGTTAGGGTCGGCTTTGACGGGTGCAGGATCACGGCCCGGCAGATCACCCGCACGAGTGACGCGCGGTTGCATCATGAAGTTATACGCAGCTTGCTTGCGACGGCCCCGCATCGTGGCGGTGCTAGGATCATGGAACATAGGATACATTCCCGTTGGATGGTGGATGAACAAGCGCCCGATCAAGCCCGACGCTTATCAATCCACCTTGCGCTAGTGCTACTCGTTACCCGCTTAGGTAACCAACAACACCAGCGTAGAATGTTTGAATACCTAGCCCCCACTTCATCCAGGCAATGCACCATTGCACGCCATCGTCTATCATCCTCACAGGTTCCTGTTATCGCCTTTGATGGTCACTGTATGGGCACGGCACGGCACGGCACGGTTACTCACTCGCGTTCTGCGCCGGGTTAGGGCGGATACTAGCAGGCACGGCATAGGCTAGGCACGGCACGGTTACGCTACAGCGCGACCCTATGAAGCCCCCGTAAGGGGCTAGGTTCAGATTTTGGGACGGGCAATCTGAGCCCGATCATGGCGTGTCATGGTGCGATAGGCGCGGGATTGTCACTTCCGCCGAGGCTGCACCATGCAGCCATGAAACCATATTCGAATGTCAATGAGCGGTTGGAACTAAGTCACGTTCCAGTTATCGGGAGACCCGAGGTTGTCATGCTCAGGTCTTGTTGTAGTTAAAGGGGGTTACCCGCACGGGTAATACCGTGCCCCCACCCCACCCCTATATGGACAGGGGGGCAGGGGGGCTATGGTGCTTTTTGTGGTACCTTGGAAATATAGAACCCCAAAAAACCAACATTACACCAATATAACATTAAACCATCACACCCTCGCAGCGGCTAACCCGAACCTTACAATATAAAACAGGTCACGGATTTCCGGTCGCAATAAGGGCGTAGAACAGGGCATGAACTCATGGCGGGGAACCTCTCGAGTGGTGGATCGAAGGCAGCAACACATTGATCGCAGTACCCACGGAGATTGCAAGTATGCTAGGGTGTTATTTAGGTGTTGATTAGGTGTTATATTCCGGATATTGTGAAAATTGGCTCTGACTACGCATATGCTACCCAAAAACACGCTTAAGTCGTTGATATTACACAGGAGTTCAAGCGATTATGGAATCTGATCACTCGGGTTTTGGGGAGTTATCCACAACCTGTTGATAAAGGGTATTTTCCTGAACCTTTCCAATACCTTACAACCCCACCAAACCCGATTTGACAGCGGTCTTCCGCCACCTGATATTGGCCGAAATACCCCCCTAACTACGCACGAACTACGCACGGATTACGCACGGACCGCCCACGGGGGGCCTCAACCCGAGCTCCGAAAGGACTTTCGCACCATGGCATCTATACTTAAGCACCCCTCTGGATGGCGGGCTCACATCCGTCTCGCGAATCGCCCAGCCGTCTCAAAAGTGTTCCCGTCCAAGGCTGAGGCGGTGCGATGGGCGAGGGAGCAGGAAGCCGCTCCCCCTGACGATTTGCAGGAATCGGGGCCGGGCAAGGGCAAGCCGCACACCATCAGGTCGATCATCGAGGAGTACACCTCCAAGACAGCCAAGATCCACGCGTCCAAGCTTTCCTGCCTGACGATCATCACACACTACATGGGGGACGTACGACTCGCGGAGCTCACCACCAAGCACATCATGGCATACGTCCAAAAACGCAGTACGGAGCGCTTCAACCCTGGCCGATACGGCGGTCGGCTGCATCCACCGGGGCCAACCACCATAAAGAAAGAGTTGGTCTATCTAGGGGTGGCGCTCGAGCATGGTGGGGCTTTCCTGGACAGCAAGGACGCCTCGGAGGCGCGGGCCACATTAAAGCGTGCCGTGCAGACGCTCGATCATGCCGGGCTCATAGCCAAGTCCAACCGCCGCGACCGTCGCCCCACCCAAGCCGAGCTCTCTGCGCTGGTGTCATGGTGTCATAGCAGGCCAGCCGCCCAGAACGTCAAACGCATCACGGGAGACATCATCCTGTTCGCCGTGGCGACCGCCATGCGCCGTGGGGAGATCGTCGGGCCTGGGGGGATTACCTGGGAGGACTACGACGCCAAGGCGCGCACGGTCGTCATCAGGGGGCGCAAAGATCCAACGGTGAAAGGGGGCAGGGACATGCGGGTTCCGCTGCTCAAGGGACCGTTCAAGCTCAATGGGGAGGTGATCGACCCCTGCGAGATCATCGAGCGTCAACGCAAGGTGGAGAACCCCAAGGGGAGGATTTTCCCATTCATGGGATCTACTATTGCAAATGCTTTTTCTGCGGCGACAAAAGCTTGCGGAATAGAAGATTTAGTATTTCACGACCTTCGTCACGAAGGGATAAGCTTGTTGTTTGAGCATGGCCTGAATATCCCCCAAGTATCCGCCATATCCGGCCACAAATCCTGGGAGAACCTGCGTAGGTATACACACATAACTCCCGAGTCGATCCTGACCTCAGTATAACGCGGGGCTTTCTGACATCTTACGTGTTGTCTAGCCTAGTGACACTTATATTATATCCGAGCTCAGCACCGTTCGACTGACGCCAAATCGGTAGAAACTGGGGAAGACCACCACAACGATGATACCTCCTTTAGAAAATGACACGCCTGCACGGAAGACGTTGGGACTTATTGCATCTGAAGACTTGGCAAGGATGCTTAACATCCTGCCCACGACCCTTCGTGAATGGCGGCGAATGGGCAAAGGCCCGGATTATCTGCGGTTGGGGAAGCGAGCCTATTACCGGCAGAAAGACGTGGACGCCTGGATCGAGGAGCAGTTGGTCTTCACCAAGCGCTCGGAATCGGTTGGGGCAACATGCTGATGTCCACCATAACACTATGGAAGGGCTACGGGATGGCGCGGCCTTGCTGGGTGGACGCGTTACCTGACTGGGTAACCGAGGTCGAGTACCAATCCTCCCCCCACGGGTACGAGGTCACCATGCACCACGGGTGCTCGACCTGCTTTGTGTTCGTGCCCTGTGTGGCTCCCACGGACATGGACCCCGACGCCTATACTCTTGGTGAGCTCCTGGACCTGGGGAAGCACATGGTTGGGTTTACGAAGTCTGAGTTGGGAGTGCCTGCCGGTGAGTGACGTTTTGGATCGGCCCGAAACCCAACCCGCGCCCTCGCCCGCACCCGAGGAACAACCCGTTAAGATCGACCTGCTGACCGAGAACCCCGTCTACAAGCCCTTCCGGTACGAGTGGGCCTATGAGGCGTGGCTCACCCAGCAGCGGGTGCATTGGTTGCCCGAGGAAGTCCCTCTCGCTGAAGACGTGAAGGATTGGTCGGTTAACCTCACCAATGGCGAGCGCAACCTACTCACCCAGATCTTCCGGTTCTTCACCCAGGCCGACGTCGAGGTGAACAACTGCTACATGAAGCACTACAGCCAGGTCTTCAAACCGACCGAGGTGCTGATGATGCTGTCGGCCTTCTCGAACATCGAGACGGTCCATGTGGCGGCGTATAGCTACCTGCTCGACACCATCGGAATCCCCGAGGCCGAGTACGCCGCGTTTCTCAAATACAAGGCGATGAAGGACAAGTTCGACTACATGCAAAGCTTCAACGTGAAGTCCAAGCATGAGATCGCCAAGACGCTGGCGGCGTTCGGGGCATTCACCGAGGGTTTGCAGCTGTTCGCGTCGTTCGCGATCCTGATGAACTTTCCCCGGTTCGGTAAGATGAAGGGGATGGGGCAGATCGTCAGTTGGTCGGTGCGGGATGAAACCCTGCACTGCAACTCGATCATCAAGCTCTTTCGGACGTTCATCCAGGAGAACCCCGAGCTCTGGACGCCCAAGCTGGTCAACGAGATCCAGCATATTTGCGGAACCATCGTGGATCACGAGGACGCGTTCGTGGACCTCGCGTTTGAGCAGGGGGACATCGAGGGGCTTACCTCCGCCGAGGTGAAGACCTACATCCGCTATATCGCGGATCGCAGGCTTACCCAGCTAGGTATCGACGAGCTCTACAACGTCGAGAAGAACCCGCTGCCGTGGCTGGATGAGATGCTGAACGCGGTGGAGCACACGAACTTCTTCGAGAACCGCTCCACCGAGTATTCCAAGGCGTCCACACTGGGGACGTGGGAAGAGGCGTTTCACTGATCCCGCATAACGCACGTAAACCAAGAGGGCTTGCCCCCTTCATAGCGTTCAAACTCTGCATAAAATTCGTTCCAACGCCACAAGAACACGAGCCCGTGGTAGTCGATTGAGTAGGGCTCGTGTTCGGGCTTGGGTTTAGGAGGCTCGCTCTTAGGGAGTGGGGGGAGATCTATCTTCTGGGGAGTCAGGCGATAGGTTGAGTCTACCCCCCATTCTTTGATTTCGTATTTGTTTGACGCACGCCCGCCAGATTCAGAAGCGTGAACGTAAGATTTGTAATGATAGCTCGTCATTTACCCTCCCGTGATAGGTAATACTAGACGGCCCTATCTATAAACCTTACACCTATATTTCAAGTCCACCCACCAGCGGTAACCATCGGGCGACCGTGCTGACGCTTCCCGCGTTGCAGGCGGGACGACAACATCCCCGACATACCGCCATGCGCCGCGACTGCCGCGTACTGAAGGGCATCCGCAATGTGTGAGTACTCGTTCTTATCGGGTACCGCCTTGCGGATGCCGTTGCGCGTCTTGGCGTAGCGATACCCGCCGTTGAGCGCCCGCACGATGGTCGGGCAACGCTGGCGGTCAATGAGCATCGCGGGTCCACCATCGCGCTGTGCCAGCAGGTAAGCCTCCACGGCGCGCAGGCGCTTGTCGATCTCGTTGGTGGGCGCTGGGTACGCGGAGAAGCCCGCACGCTTCACGAGGTCGAACGAGGTCTCTTCATAGTGTGTGGACCGGCTGGTGCCCGCAGGATCGCCCACGATGACGATGGGCCGACCCATATAACGCTCTTGCAGCAGCGCGGGCTTGATCGCTCGCTGTAGCTGGAGCTCGAGGCCGATGTCTTCGGCAAGGATCTCCTCGAGGATGAGGAACCTTCCCTTGTGGTCTACCTGCGTGATGACCGCACAAGGGTCACGCCCAAAGTCGAGCCCAACGATGATGGGCATACCGTAGGCGGGGAGTACTTCATCCACGACATGGAAGCTTGCCTTGAAGCTTTCCCGGAAGACCGCCGTGCCGGATGGGTCGTCGCCGTACTGGGCATACACATACCGCTTGCACCAGTCCTCGCTGTTGGACCGGATGAAGCGCTCATAATAAGTGCGCCCTTGGGCACGCCGACGTTGGTCCGTGACGGGCAGCTTGAGTGTCTCGGGTGTCTGTGTCAGCCACTCAAGGTTCTCGGCGTCCTCGGACATCCCTGACGGCTGGATGAGCACCTGCCAGTCGGGCGGTGTCTCCACATCCATGAATTTATGCCAGGGCGTGCCCTCGGAGGGGAGGTTGGTGTCGGCAATAAGCCCGAACCAGGTGCAGCCGCCTTGTGCCGCAGACGGGTAACGCCCGCATCGTCCAGCCAGCGGGGAGATAATGTTCACGTCCATCTCGATGGCCTCGCTGAGCCACCCGCCCGTTAGCTGCATGGACAGCAGACGTCGTTGGTCCTCAGGGTTATCGAGTGGAATGAGCAGCCATTCCGAGCGCACGTCCCCGATGGTGATGTAGATCGTGTTGTCGGAAACCTTGTACTCCGCGATCCCGGCCAGCCAACTCACGATATCCTTGAGAACCGTATCCTTTAGCTGCTTGAGGGTTTGGCGAACGATGGCGAAGCGCGTGTAGCGGTACCCATCCGGGGCAGGGGCCTGCTCGCACGCTCGCCGGAAGAGCTCAAACAAACACGCCGTTGTCTTACCCGAGCCCACCGGACCCGCGATCAGTCGCCCAAACGCTTCCGAGCGCATGAATCTCGCGCAGGTTGGCGGTGCCGTATAGTTAATTGCTGGCATCGACGGCCTCCGCGTGGCCTTCAATTACCTGCGGGGTAACTGTCTTCTCGATCTTGAGGGATTTATCCGCGCCCAGATTGATCGTGACGGTAAATTTTTCGCCCGCACCGCCGATTTCACCACCGGAAGATCCAATTCCGGCAAATCGAGCGACTGTCTTAAGTACCTCGGTCTTGGCGGCGAGGCTTTCACGGGGGTCATTGGCCCGCGCGTAGAACTCTGGAAGCACCTCCTCAACGAAGTGAATGGATTTCAGCCGCACACGCTCGGAAGCGTTGCTTGCGGAGTTCCAATCCGCGATTTCGGACTCCAACAAACGTTGAAACCGGGGGTTGTTTTGTATGGTTTCCCACTGGTCAACCCCGATTTTGTTCACTTCAAGTATAGTTTCGAGGGGGTGCATGTCTTTGGCTATTTCTCGGGCCAAAATGACAAGTCTATCATCGTTTATAGGGGAGATGATCGCCGGAAGATCGGACAACTATTGGTCCTATTCTAGAAAACGGGTTGCCTTTCTCTTATTTTATACTGTATTAAGCTCCCGCACGTCGAGTGCTCGATGGGAGCCGACTGGATGGATAAGCAAAACGGCGCGATTCTTCGCGTTGTTGGGCCAGAACAGCTAAGTATTGCGCTGAAAGCACAGGACGAGGCTCGCGCCGCCGCTGAAGACGCGAGCTCCAATACTGAGCTGTCGGGTCTGGCTGCTTATGTCCGCCACCAGTTCGACATCATGAAGCGCCACCGCAATAACAACGCGGCAGGCTGGTCCGAGCGGCTACTGAGTGCGATGCGGGCCTTTAATGGCCAATACGACGCCTCGAAGATCGCTGAAATCCGTAAATTCGGCGGTTCTGAAGTATACGCCCGCGTCATTGCCATGAAATGCCGGGGCGCGTTCTCGCTTTTACGCGATGTATACTTGTCGCCCGAGCGTCCTTGGAGCTTGCAGCCCCCGGACGACCCACAGATACCCCAAGATGTCCTGGACTCGATAGATCAACTTGTAGAGGCCGAGGGTGCAAGCCTTCAGGCCAGCGGTCAGCCCGCCGATCCCGACCAGACCAACGACCGGATGCTTCAGCTTAAGGAGGCTGCGCGTCAGGCCGCCAAGAAGAAAGCCGCCGACCAAGCCGCCATCGCTGGCGACCGGATCGACCAGATCCTCAAGGATGGCGGGTTCTATAAGGCGCTGGCTGAGTTCCTTGTGGACCTGCCACTGTTCCCGTTTGCGTGCATCAAAGGGCCGGAAGTCCGTATCGTCCCGGAAGTTACCTGGGAAGGTAACAAGCCCGTCGTCACGCAAAAACCTCGCTTGTTCTGGAGCCGGGTGTCGCCCTTCGATATTTGGTGGACGCCCGGTGTGTCCGCCATCGAAGACGCCGACGTCATCGAGCGCACGCGACTGACGCGCGCCGACTTGAACGACCTCTTGGATTTGCCCGGTTACGACCAGAATGCCATCCGCGAGGTATTGGATCTCTATGGCCGTGGTGGGTTGGTCCAGGACTGGGACCAGACGGACACCGAGCGGGCCACGCAAGAGAGCCGTGAGAACCCGCACCTAAACCAATCCGGCCTGATCACCTGCCTGAAGTTCACGGGCAACGTCCAGGGCCGCATGTTGATCGAGCAGGGCATGGACCCCGCTCAGATCAAAGACGACATGCGCGACTACTACGTCGAGACGTGGCTCATCGGTCAGTACGTGATCAAGGTCCAGCTGTCTCCGAGCCCGCGCCGCCGCCATCCTTATTTTGTCACGTCGTTCGAGAAGGTGCCTGGCACCGTCGTTGGTAACGGCTTGCCGGATATCCTGAACGACATTCAGGAAGCATCCAACGCGACGCTGCGCGCGTTGATCAATAATCTTTCGATCAGTTCGGGTCCGCAGGTGGTGGTCAACGATGACCGCCTGTCGCCCGATGAAGACGGCGAGCAGCTTTATCCGTGGAAGCGCTGGCACGTCCAGACCGATCCGATGGGGAACAACTCCCAGGTTCCGATCAGTTTCTTTCAGCCCGCGTCCAACGCTCAAGAACTGCTCACGGTGTATGGTCAGTTCATCGAGATGGCCGACGAGCTCTCGGGCATTCCGAAATACCTGTCGGGTAACACCGCTGGTGGGGCAGGGCGCACCGCGAGTGGCTTGGCGATGCTTATGGGCAACGCCTCCAAGATCCTCCAGACGGTAGCCGCCAACATTGACCGTGACGTGCTCGAGCAACTGCTTTTGGCGCTGTTCGACATGATCATGCTTACCGATGAGACGGGTATGCTCACCGGGGAAGAGAACATCCGGGTGCTCGGCGTGGCGGTTGCCATGCAGAAGGAAACCCAGCGAGCCCGCCAGATGGAGTTCTTGCAGGCCACCGCAAACCCCATCGACATGCAGATCGTCGGTCCCAAGGGTCGCGCCACGGTTTTGCGCTCGGTTGCCTCCACGTTGGGTATGCCCGGCGAAGAGATTGTGCCCAGCGCCGACGAGATTGCCGCTCAGCAGAAGCAAGCCGCGATGGTCGCCCAGTCCCAGGGTATGCCGGGGCATGGCGGCATGGGTGACAACGCGGCCCAGGCGCAAGGCGGTCAGCAGTCCAGCCCGGTCACACAGGACATGGGTCCACGCACCCGCATTGCAGGAGGCCCGTGATGGCCATCGTCCCTTTGAAACCAATGAACCAAGGCAAGCTGACGCGGACTGACCGCATCAGCAAAAGCGTGCCGCAGGTTCGGATGCAGCGTGGCGCGGGCATGAACATGGGCGACACCGAAGGCCTGCATCCCCGCCCCAAGAGCGTTACCCCGGCACCCGCGAGTGCGCGATCTCTGACGGACACCATTCCGTCGATGAACCCATCTGCTTCGACGCCGACCGCCCCGTCGATGCCTGCATTCAAGAAGGGCGGAATGGTGGGCAAGAGCAAACAGCTTTCTTGCAAAACTTACTAAGGGGTCGATGAAAGTGTCAGCCAACAAAGACAAGGTTACCCAGAAGGTATTCGCCAAGGGCGGTACCACGAAGATGTTCGGCCCGCAGCACGCCGGTCCGTCTTCGCCGGGTGTTTCGATTGGGATGGGCGGCGACGGCGGCAAGTTCGCCAAGGGCGGCTCGGGCAAGATGTTCGGCAAACAGGCCGCAGGCCCGTCCGCACCCGATGTTGCGTTCGGCAAGAGTGGCGACGGCGGCAAGTTCGCCAAGGGCGGCAGCACGAAGATGTTCGGCCCGCAATCCGCCAACACGGCCGTCCCCGGCACGACCAGCGGCAAGGGCTAATCCTCAACCAATTCCAGGAGTAATCATCCATGGCTCTACTGCCTCGTCGTTACCTTGACCCCAGCGACATCGCTGGGAATTTGCAGAACCCGGCTTTCACCACGATCACGCTGAACGGCCTGTTCTACGAAAGCGCCCAGGACGGCCTTACCGCGTACGCGTCTGGCGGTCAGGCGAACGCAACCCCGCTCCCCTACGAGATGAACCGCGTCTCCACGGTTGCCGCCGCCAATGCGAGCGTGTTGCTTCCGGCCAGCGCTCCCGGACTGACCATCGTCGTCGATAATTCGGGTGCAAACCCGATGCAGGTGTTCGGCTCTGGCACCGACACCATCAACGGCGTCGCCTACGGGACAGGCGTGTCGCAGATGGTGAACTCCATCGTCATCTACACCTGCTACACCGCTGGCGCGTGGTACGCCGCCAATCTGGGCACCGGCTTTGCTGGCAGCTTGGAGACGCAGTCCTATACCATGGGCCTGACGGCGTATTCGGCGGGTGGTCAGGCGAACGCCACGCCGCTCACCGCGATGATGAACCAGGTGACCACGGCGGGTGCAGCGGGCGCTTCGGTTGTTCTTCCGGCGTCTGCCCCTGGCTTGCAGATCGCTGTGATCAACAACGGTGGCAACTCGATCAACGTGTTCTGCCCGAGCGGTTCGACCATGAACGGCGTGTCGAACAGTTCGTCTTCGTTGGCTAACTCGAGCGTGGGTATCTACTTCTGCTTCTCGAGCACGGCTTGGGTTTCGAAGTAATGGCTTTGAAGCCCAACACCAAAGCTGCTGACGCGATGGGGAAGCCTGCCAAGCAGATCGCCCACGAGATGCTCCCCACGCGTCACAGCATGGCGACCATCACCAAGGGCGACCCCGCTCAGCGGTCGATGAACAACTATGCCAAGCAGACCCCGGCTGATGCCAATGGCTTGGGTTCGCTTGGCTTGAACATGTTCACCATGTCCAAGGGTATGTAGTGGCCCTGCCAACCGACCAATTGTCTATCAAAGCCGCAGCGCTTTCGAGGATAGCCCCCGAGTATTGGCAAGCCTTTCTGGCCGAACTCGGGGCCTATTCCGAAGCGTCCAAAGACGCTGTCGTAACCACGACAATTGAGCACCTCCAAGTCTTTCAGGGCCGGGCACAAGCCCTTCGTCACCTGATGACCATCCTGCATGGGGCCGCATCGACCGCCGCCAAGCTGGAATCCCGGAAATAGCCGAGCACGCCGCTAACAGCCGCGCCCTCCGCTGAAGGAAACACATGACCCAAACTACCCCGATTGACGATGCCAACGTCCATATCCCGGCGGCTGTACGCGCTGCTTCTGAGCGAGCAACCCTCGTTCACAATGCCGCCTACGGCAAAGCCGATACCAAACCCACAACTGAGGTCCAGGCCGAACCCACCACGGAGAACACGCAGGAATCTATTCCTGCGGAGCTAGACGCTCGTAGTTTCCAGAACGACCAGGGTCAGACCCAGACCCCGACCCCGACCCAGGATTCCAAGCCGGAACCCAAGGAGTCGGTTACCCAGACAGGTAACGATAGCACCTGGGAGCACAAGTATAACTCCATGAAGGGGCGGTTTGACCGCGCCAACTCCCAGGTGGCTATACTTTCGGAGCAGGTCGCAAACCTCCAGAACATGGTTGCGACTCTCCAGGAGCAGAGCCAGGCCAAGGCTCCCTTCAGTGGTTCGAGCGCGTCCACCAAGTTCCTGACCCCGGAAGAAGAGAACGAGTACGGGCAAGAGTTCCTGTCGGTAGTCGGCAAGCGCGCGAAAGAAGAAGTCCTGCCGGAAGTGGCGGATCTGCGTAATAAGCTGGCGGATCTACAGGCCAAGTTGACCGGCGTTACTGGTCACGTAGTTGCCGACAATAGAACCCGGATGCTGGAAAGTCTTGACCAGAACATGCCCCAGTGGCGTGAACTAAATGAGAATAAGAACTTTATTGATTGGTTGTCCTTGCCAGACCCTTATTCTGGTGTTATTAGGCATACTATGTTGAAGGACGCGTACGAGCAGAACAATGCTCCTCGTGTCGCGGCCTTCTTCAGTGGCTTCCTTACTGAAGAGGCTGCTGTGGCTCCCGTAGCGAGCCAGCCGGATCCTAAGCCGCGTAAGGCTCAGATCCCGCTGGAGAGTCTAGCGGCACCCAGCAGAGCGAAGACTGCGGCGGCGGATGCCCCCACAGAGAAGCCCCAGTGGTCGCGAGCCCAGATCGAAGCCTTCTACGGCGACGTACGGATGGGAAAATTCCGTGGTCGGGACGCCGAAAAGGCACGCATCGAACAGTCTATTTTCGACGCGCATCGAGAGGGGCTCATTCGCAGTTAACCTCTCGTTCAGGTTTTAGTCACAAATGACGCAGATTTCGGGTACCGCCTATCCGCTTGCTGGTTCTCCGTTCCCCGCTTCCGGCCTTGGTGCCGGTACCGTCTCCGCCAACGCCTTCCAGGCGAATGGTTTCATCCCGGAGATTTGGTCGGGCAAGCTCGTGGAGAAGTTCTACGCTTCCACCGTTCTGGCCGCGATCTCCAACACCGACTACGAGGGTGAGATCAAGAACCAGGGCGACCGTGTGAAGATCCGCACGAAGCCGACCATCACCATCAACAACTACAGCGCCGACGCGACGCTGGCGTTGCAGCGTCCCGAGGGTTCGAACGTCGAGCTCTACATCAACAAGGGCAAGTACTTTAACACTGTCCTCGACGATGTGATGGACGTTCAGTCCGACCTGAACGCGATGTCGATCTGGTCCGACGACGCAGCCGAGCAGCTGAAGATCGCTGTTGATACCGACGTCCTCTCGACCCTGCTTGGTGGCGCGAACACCAAGAACA